GCAATACCTTACGAATCATACAGGTCTCCCTTCGGCATCAACGCCTTGCAATACACAAAACTAAAGGATTGTTGTTACGGAAAATTGGTGTACCTTGTGAAAAACAACCTCATTTCCATTTCCGATGAAGTGGCAAGGAGAAAATATATCAATGCTGCTTCAAAGACGACATCGGACTTGACGATACAAAACGAGTTTTGCGAAGAGGCGAGGGTAATCCGTTGGGTCGACGCGCCAAACGGCAAGAAACGCCTTGCTACAAAAAAAGAATTGAATAAACTGCTTGGTCGAGGTAGGTCTATGGACTTACTTGATGCAATTTCCATGAGGATGATGCCTCTACTCAATTCGCAGGACGGCATGGAACTTGAAAACAGCAGAAAACAATACGAAGGCTACAACAATGAAATGGACTCTGGAAACAGAATCGACATATACGACGACACAAATTTTGGGATAAGCTATGGATAATGAACAAATAAAAGAGACTATTGAGCACTTCAAGGGAAATGGAGAAACAATCCGAGTAAGGGATATTGCATACACTCTTCTTTCAAAAATGTTTGCCGACAGCAAGACAGCATATCAATGCTTGTTCGGTAGCGCAGACGGTTACGAAGACTATGCCGACGACGAGATGCGTAGCAAGTTGGAGCTATATCTTTCGGATGCTGGATACATAAGAAGCATTAGCACTGACGACGATACTGGCGAAATCACCTTCGAGGTGAACAAAAAAGAGATGGAACGCCTACTTGTAAAGACACAGCAGGCAATGGACGACGGTCTTGTAGACCCAAAGGATGGTTTGAAGATTATGGCTGACATCCGCGTGAAGTTGAACGACAAGTTCAAGGTAGAGAGCAAGAAGCAAGACAGAATGATTGTCGTCGAGCGCAAGTTTTCGTTCGTGTGTCCCCATACACGAAGGGAGTGCTACCAACTCGACAAGGACTTTGCCATGAAGAAATGGAATCTAATCGAAAATACTAATACAGATGGAAACTAATACAAGCACACAAGATGTCGACGCTCTGCTTGCGTCGGCAAAAGTAGAAAACGATGTAGCGGCTCTGTTGAAAGACCGCGACAGACTATTGAGGAAGAAGCCTTTCACGAGGGGAGGGACGATAAAGCCCACCACAAGCGGAGGTTACAGAAACGGAGTGAGCCTTGGCTCAAAGGTCACTGCGAAACACTCCACTATGCGAAGGACAGTGATAAGCCAAGACCAGTACATGGCAGAGTTAGACCCGTACATGCACACCGTTCTGTTCGACGACAACATCCCTGCGATTTGCGTCAAGACGAGAGAGTCGGGTGAAGGAGCGGTGGACATCAAGCTCGTGAAATCGGCTTTCCCGTTCCAGCAGTGCATCATGGAGAAGCAGACCTTGCACATGGCTTGCTTGCCGATGAAGTTCACGCTGTCGGACAAAAAACCGACCGACTCTATGCAAGAGGATTTCGTCACCTTCAAGCACTACTGGGACTTGCGCAACCAAGACGGAATGAAGGTCAAGATGGTCGCCACGGCGAAGTCGTTCGGCGACGCAGGCTTGCTCTACTATCTCGACCGCCGCGGAGAAATTAAGTCGCGTCTTATCTCTTACGAGGACGGCTATGTCATCTGCTCGCATAACGATGTGAACGGAGACCGTATGCTTGAAGTGGTCTACTATGTCGATTCCGACAACAACGAGTGCATCGACTGTTGGGACGACTGTAACTTCTACCGCTTCACCACAAACGAGACTGGCGACTACGAGTTGGTCGTTGAGCCGCATCCTTTCGGAGAGATACCTTTGATTACGAAGCGCACGGCTGTCGCTTGGGACAGAGGACAGACCTTGATTGAAGGCTACGAGCGCACTGCCAACATCTTCCAAGTGTTGCAGAACAAGTTCGGCTGGGGATTGCTGTATGTTAAGGGAAGGATAGACCCAAACGCGAAGAAGATTGCAGGCAACATCGTCTTGAACGATGTGGGCTACGAGGACAAAGGAGACGCGAAGTTCCTCGACCCGCCCAAGCCGCAGAACGGCATCGACACCCTCGACTTGATGTTCAAACAAATCGAGATTGCCACTGGCACAACCTTCATCCTCCCTTCCGACATCCACACATCTTCGGACACGAGCGGCATCGCCGTGCAGATGACGCAGTCTTTGGACATCCAAACCGCGAAGAACGGCATCGTCGAGTGGCAGAATGTAGCAGACAAGATGGTGCGTCTCTTCAAGCGCGGATTGGCAATCGAGTTGGTCAACAAGGGTATTAAGAAGGATGCAATCACGGAGTTTGACAAACTCAACATCAACGCAAACTTTGAGATTTGGCAACCGTACTCTCAGTCTGAGTATTCACAAATGCTATGCACAATGAAGAACGCAGGTATTATCTCGCAGATAACCGCCGTTGAGCAAAACGAAATCAGCCGTCCCGACGAGTGGGAACGCTTGAAGAAGGAAGAGGCTGAAACGATTGAAAAGGAATTGGAGAAGGAAAGAAGGACTAAGGAGTTGGAGGCACAATACTCAACAGCTTCTCAAAACCCACAAGGAGGCACAAAACAAGCCGAATGACGAGGTTTTGGAACCAAGTTGAAGGATTTATCATCTTTGGGAAGGAAATCGCTTACAAGTAACTATATCAATTCTACATTTCAGCGAAAGGGCGGACAAACTTAATTGTCCGCCTTTTTTTTATGCTCGTTTCCTTTCCTATTCCTCCATATCTTCTTCCTTGTGTTCCTCTTCCCAAGCGGATTTCTGCTCGTCAGTCCATTGGATGAAATCATTCTCAGTTAATGAATATGCAAGGTGCATTCTTTTCCAAAAACCTCTTTCATTGTCATTGTTAATAGTAGCTTGAGTAAGCCACATTCCTTCTTGTGCAATTATTTCCATAGTATTATGTTTTTATGCTGATGCAATAGTTATATTATGTGCCGTTGCCAAGGCAAGTACTCCAGTGTATGTATTACCGCTATAGGTATATTCAGTAGTATCCGCTTGGCATCTTGCATAGGCATCTGCATGGAGAGTAATGGTGATTGCTGATGTGTTGGCTGCGTTTTCGACCATATATACTATAGAATTAAGATTAAGCAAAGATGATTTACTAAAATCTAAAGAATATCCAAGCATTGTAATTTTCACATCCTCAAGACTATAATTTGCTGAAAATATAGCAGCACCATTAGTAAGTTTAATAATACCAAGTATTTTTCTTAGATTATAACAACTATAAAACACTTGTCCACCTTGAAGAAAGGTATACGAAGTTGATGAACGCCCTAATATAAGAATTTCATCTTTTGAAGAATGGAACAAGCACGATGTTGTACCACAATTTCCTAAAGCATCTCTTTCGCTTCTTAATATATTTGTTCGTGTATTACTGTTGGCAAAACGAAACTCATTTCCAATATTTGTACTAGAAGATTGATTATACATCATATTTAACATTAAAGGATTTTGATATATCACCTTCATCTCCTCGTAGGAAATGTCTTTTAGTTCGTTGAGTTCAAAGTAACCACTTGTAGTATTGAATATAGCACCAGCAGATTCAAATAAATCAATGTTTGCTTGAGGAATAGTCCCATACACCAAGTCGCTCATAACATAGGTACGCGGTTGAGTACCAGTGCCACTCCAAGTCTGCGTCTGAGATATAACACCCCACTTACCCAAAGCATCAGCAACAGCCTTAGTATTAGGATATTTAGTTGTGTTGGTTTCATTGCCTGTAATGGTGGAAACTTTGTTTGCAGATGCCTCAAAGTCGCTTGTGTCTGGTATCGCAGGTATCACCGCAGTGCCGTTTGACACAACGCTCGTCCCTCCGACAGTCACATCTTGGACAGGAACGGTGGGAATAGTAGGCTTATTTGTCAAGTCGTTGTAACTTCCGCTTGTGGCAACTGTGGCAAGTTGGGAAGTAGGGGTGTAGGACTGCAAGGCTTGGTAGACAGCAAATGCTGAAGGGTAGTGGTCGTTATCACTTGATGATGAAATAGATTGCACGAGATTTTGTTTAGTTTCTATATCAGATAAGGACAAAAACTCCCAAGAATCATCATCATAAATATAATATGTTTTTATAAGAGATTCGTCTCCAACAGAACAAGAAAAACTTATATTTGACATATCTATCATATCTATATATGAAAGGACATATGTGTATCCATTTTCATCTTTCAGCATTACAGTTCTACCAGCGTCAATAGCATCTTGGATTTCAGCGAATGTAGTGACACCTACTTCTGCCCAAAACACTTTTGAGTCCTCCAAGTCTTGCGTGGTTGCATAGTCTGCCAATGCAGTGTTCAACGCACTTGTGGTGACATATCCACTCAAGTCAATAGAGGTGTCGCCAATCTTCGTGAAAGTGTTGTTGGAATAAACATATTCCTCGTATCTATCAGAGCCACTGCCAGTAGGCCCGATAAGGTACAATACATTGCTCTCACCACTTTGAGGCAATGCAGGATATATCTCGTAGTGGAACTGCTGTATTGCACCAATCAAGGCGGCTACCTCTGCCTTGGTGTATGTATCCGACTTCAAGTAGTAGTTCGTGAGGTCGTTTACGCTCTTCGTGATGAAACCACTCAAATCAGGTGTGTTGCCAATCTCGCTATAGTTGTACGAAGGCTTGTTAGGCTGTTTCGCCCAAGAAGGAACCGTAGGGTCGGTCTCAGTAAAACCTGTGATGAAGCCACTGTCGTTCTGCAAGTCCGATGTCTTGGTAGGCACATCCACATCGACAGCCTTCTCGGAGTCTGGTGTCAAAGCAACACCGTTCACCTTAACGGTCTCGATGACATTCTCCTCGCCACTGCCACCTCCACCTTGGATTTCGATGTTTCCGCTACCAAGCAATGATTCCCCGTTGACGGTCTTGATGTTCGTCCCGCTGACCAAAGCGTCCTGCTTGGCGTCCCATCCGCTTTCCTTGCCCTCGATGGTACTAACCCTGCCAGACAAAGCCGTGTCGTCATACACGGTGTCCGTGTATTTCGGGTTCTGTGGGATGGCGTCAACCTTCCCCTTCGCCGTAGCGTCATAGTCGTTCGTGGACAAGCCCTTGCCGTCAACCTTGTCAACCTTTCCTGAAAGTGATGAGTCAAGTTGCTGCGATGTCGGCAGTGCGTCAAGCTTGGACTTGTCTTCCGCAGACATCAAGCCGTGCGCGGACTGGGTCGCGTCATCGTATATAGTCTTTTCGTCCACGGACTCCAAGATTCCGTCAATCTCCTCAGCCGTGTATTTAAGTTCGTATGCTGCCATATTTCTTTTGTGTTGTTACTGTTTACCAAACAAGACAAAACCGTCCTTCGATACAAGCGTCAAGCCGTCCTTCGACAATAGGCTGATGACCTCTCCGATGGAGCAGACTAGCCCCACGGACACGAGCATCGGCTCTGTCGCAAGAACAGCCGTCACATTCAACGGCTTGCTCAAGCATGTCGCTTTCAATGTAAGACAACTCATAGCTTCCTCACATTCAGAAGTTGAACCCTCTCTATCTCCGTTCGCATCAAGTCTGGGAAGTGCGAGTCTGGCACTTCGGCTGTCACCGCGAGGTCGAAAGTGCCAGCGCCCAACTCGGATGTGTCGACGCAGAGCAACCATGTGCCCTCCTCGACAACCAAGTCTGACTTCGCTATCTCCTTCACGACATTGTGACCCTTCATTATCCGAAGGGAGAACTCGTTGTCATCCATGCTGAAACCCTCCGCGATAACCTCGACCGCGAACTTCTTCTCCGAACCAAGTATTGCCTGTTCCATGACGATTTTATTTTCCGCAAAAGTACTACTTTTTTTCAAAGCAGCAACTAACTTTGTGATTTTGTGTGCAAAAAAACGGAGGAAAGGGATTGGGAGTCCGTTTCCTCCGAAAAATAACAATTAACCAATTTTAAAAACCTATGATTATGGAAAAAACAATTACTATCCTATATAGTTCGTTATGAACTTCATTATGTTCTCGACATCAGCGCAAACATCAGCCTTGTCCTTGTAGTCCTTAGAACGGATGGCAGGAGCGTCTTCCTCACCGTCATTTCTAACCGTTATCACGACATGTGTCATCTTAAATTCCCTTTATATCTTTTTGTTTGCCAATTGTTTATCCGTTGAATGCAAATTAAGCGGATAAAAACATGCTTATTTTGCTACAAGTATTGTATCTCGTCAATGAAAGCCCAACGCCTCCAAGACCT